GACGAGTGGCTGTATAACGGTGGTCCTTTCCAACTCGTAGTCTTCCACTTCCTCATCGGCATCTATGCTTACATGGGTCGTGAGTGGGAACTTTCCTACCGTCTCGGTATGCGTCCTTGGATCTGTGTTGCATACTCTGCACCCGTTGCAGCAGCATCCGCAGTCTTCCTGGTCTATCCTTTCGGTCAAGGTTCATTCTCTGACGCAATGCCACTGGGCATCTCTGGTACGTTCAACTACATGCTTGTATTCCAGGCAGAGCACAACATCCTGATGCACCCCTTCCACATGTTGGGAGTCGCAGGTGTCTTCGGTGGTTCACTCTTCTCCGCAATGCATGGTTCCCTCGTTACCTCTTCACTGGTTCGTGAAACCACTGAAACTGAGTCCCAAAACTACGGTTACAAGTTCGGTCAAGAAGAAGAGACCTATAACATTGTCGCCGCACACGGTTACTTTGGTCGTCTAATTTTCCAATATGCATCCTTTAACAACTCACGCTCTTTGCACTTCTTCCTCGCTGCGTGGCCTGTTATTGGAATCTGGTTCACTGCCCTTGGTGTTTCTACCATGGCATTTAATCTCAATGGTTTCAACTTCAACCAGTCGATTCTCGACGGTCAAGGTCGTGTCCTGAACACCTGGGCAGACGTTCTCAACCGTGCAGGTCTGGGTATGGAAGTAATGCACGAGCGCAACGCTCACAACTTCCCTCTCGACCTTGCTGCAGCTGAGTCAACTCCTGTTGCACTCACCGCACCTACCGTTGGTTGATATCTAATCAATCCATGGTATACTTAAGGGACCCTCGGGTCCCTATTTTTTTCGCTATACTATTATGCATGGTAAACTTGATCCAGAAGATAATGTTATGGATGACGGAATCGTTTCAAAACGCAAAGCGATTGCAGTATGCAATCAGAGTGTAGTACAAGAACTTTACGATGTAATCGCAAAACTTGGATGGGGCTGCTATGACAACGTTACTGTTGAGATTGGTGGTACTGCAGTTTCTGGTATTGATGTTGGTGAGGAGTACAACAAAAAGTGGCAGTCGCCAATAGGTACTCGCAAGTATAATAAAGACGCATTTATTATCATCAAGAACCAGGATCGTAGAGACCTGACTAAATCACAACCTTTCCCCGAAGGTGAATTTAAACCTCAACATCCTCACGAAGAAAAGAAATGACTAAATTTTTGATGTTCACCAAACACTCCTGTGGACCCTGTGGTCTTGTTAAAAAATACATTACCGCACTAGAGGATTCACGGGAACATATCATTGAAGAAATCTATTTGGAAGATTTTTCCGATGAACCTATCTCCGAAGAGAATCTTGCATCTGCTAAAAAGTATGGTGTAACTGCAACTCCAGTCCTTGTGATTGCGGATGAAGATGGTGAACTTCTAGAGACTTTTGTTGGAGGTATGTCTATCACTCAGAACATTCGTAGTCTCTGGGATAAGTATGAGATTCCTCACAAAGACTAAGTATAACCACGTAAAAACTGATACATAGTGTAGTCGCGTAAACTCAATGAAGTTTTTTTTCGCACTTTTGGCTACACTATTTCTTGCAGCTCCAGCGTGGGCAGTGGACGTACAAATGGGATCAAATGGTAATCTAGTTTTTGATCCAGAAGAAGTTACTATTTCAGCAGGAGAGACTGTTCACTTTATTAACAACATGCTCCCCCCGCATAATGTGATCGTAGAAGATCGTCCTGATCTTGCTCACGAATCACTTGCTATGCTTCCTGGAGAAGAGTTTGATATCACCTTCAACGATGCAGGTGATTACACATACTGGTGCGCTCCTCATAAAGGCGCTGGTATGATCGGTACAGTACACGTCGAATGATAACCAATGGCACAAATCACAATCGAAACTTCATCAGGAACCTCAACTTTCGAGTGTGATGAAGATACATATATTCTAGATGCCGCTGAAGAAGCGGGTATAGATCTACCATATTCATGTCGTGCAGGTGCATGTTCATCTTGCTGCGGTAAAATTTTAGAAGGAACAGTAAATCAGGAGGATCAATCCTTCCTAGATGATGATCAAATTGAAGCTGGATTCGCACTTCTCTGTGTGTCATATCCAACTTCCGATGTTAAAGTAAGAGGAGAAGCTGAGGAGGAACTTTATTGATGTCTTGTGATCTAAGAAATGATATTCTTGATGCACTTCGATCTAATGCCGAAGGTGAAATCAAAAAAGCAAAAGCAAATGTAGAAGTGTACCTTCACAACCCCGTGGGTATTGGTGAACATCCAGATGTTCTCGGAGCAATTCAAGAGCAGTTGGATATCATTGTCCATGCAGAGGAACGTATTGAAGCAATTGAAAATTACTTCAGACAACACAACCCCGAATGAGTATAAGTCTCTATTGACCATTTCCGTAAAGTTATGTAAACTAAATACGTTAGATTACAACGGAGGTTATGGCTTCTTCTACTCTTTCCCCGCCCATTTCACAACGAGGTTGGTTCGATGTCCTTGATGACTGGCTTAAACGAGATCGCTTTGTCTTTGTGGGTTGGTCTGGATTACTTCTTTTTCCCACTGCTTATCTGGCCATTGGTGGCTGGCTTACTGGCACGACCTTTGTTACAAGCTGGTACACCCACGGGTTGGCGTCTTCTTATCTTGAAGGTGCTAATTTCCTCACGGCAGCTGTGTCAACGCCTGCTGACGCTATGGGTCATTCTCTTCTTCTACTTTGGGGTCCTGAAGCTCAGGGCGATTTCGTCAGGTGGTGCCAACTTGGGGGACTCTGGCCTTTTGTGGCGCTCCACGGAGCTTTCGCTCTAATTGGATTCATGCTTCGTCAGTTTGAACTGGCACGTCTTATTGGTATCCGTCCCTACAATGCTATTGCTTTTTCTGGTCCTATCGCTGTTTTTGTCAGCGTCTTTCTCATATATCCTCTGGGACAGTCGTCCTGGTTCTTCGCGCCATCGTTTGGGGTTGCGGCTATTTTCCGCTTCCTACTTTTCCTACAAGGTTTCCACAATTGGACGCTTAATCCGTTCCACATGATGGGAGTCGCAGGTATCCTGGGTGGAGCACTACTCAGTGCAATCCATGGTGTGACTGTTGAAAATACTCTTTATCAAGATGGTGAACAAGCAAATACTTTCAAAGCATTTGACTCAACTCAAGAGGAAGAAACCTACTCAATGGTTACTGCAAACCGTTTCTGGTCTCAGATCTTTGGTATTGCGTTTAGTAATAAGAGGTGGTTGCATTTCTTTATGCTCTTTGTTCCTGTTATGGGTCTTTGGACAAGTTCCATCGGTATTATTGGTCTTGCTCTCAACCTTCGTGCTTATGACTTTGTTTCCCAGGAAATCAGAGCAGCAGAGGATCCAGAATTTGAAACTTTTTACACCAAAAATATTCTTCTGAATGAAGGACTTCGTGCTTGGATGGCACCTGCCGACCAACCACATGAGAACTTTGTATTCCCAGAAGAAGTATTACCAAGAGGTAACGCACTGTGATTCAGTTCGCAATCGGATTAGTTGTCGGGTATTTTCTTACCCGACTTATCATCACCACATATAAAGCGTCTAGAGTTTTATATGAAAACTTTAGACATATGGGGTAAGTAAATGAATCATTATCTTGTTCTTGTTTATGGTATATGCTTTTCCCTTATTGGTGGTGCAGCATTTGCGATGATGTGGGCGAATATCAATTCACTTGACATCAAACCTAGATCGAAAAAACCGAGTCATCCAGAGGCACCAGAACCAGGAGAAGAGGTAATGTATGTTGATCTCTCTAGAGAAAAACTTGAAAAACTTTACGATGAAAACTAGAGGATGTTGCGGAGCAGGATGTTATGACTGTCCATTCAGACCATCACCACGAACCAAACGGTGAGAGTTCTACATTAAAACAATTGATAATTAGTTGTGCAGTATTACTTGTCTTTACAATCATTTGTTTTCTAATCATGCTTGCCGGGATGATTTACGTATGATTACTTCAACAACACCCCATAAAGTTAGGGAGATAATTATGGATACGTGGCCTCAACTCTATTGGTTAAAAAAGAAAGCTAGAAACCAAAAATAGCTTTTTTTTCCAAAAATAGCGCAAAAAAAATCCCTGGCAATTTTTGATTGCCAGGGTTTTTTATGGTATTATAATTAGTATGTAATATATCGAGGATCATGTGAAAGTAGACATGGAAAAACTCTTGAATGTTCCTTACATTCAAGATTACAGGAACAATCCCAAGTTTCAAGAGTATTGCGAACAATACGTGGATTTTTGGAGTAAACAAACTCCAGAAGGATTAGACTCAATCGCTCTTGTACGTGCAGTTGAGTGTACTAATGGTATTGTGCAGTATTCTTATAGAGACGGTGATCCCTGGGCCCTGGATACTGAACAGACTCGACTTTGCATGAAGACTTCTATGTCTTTTATAAAGTCTAAGGAGTTACCTCTACCCGATGGTACAGTTGTTAAATGTGACCCATCTGTTATCGATGCTTTGAACAAAGTAAGAGATATTTACATTAAAGGATTCAAAATGGGTGACGAAGATTGTATGATGGAATTCTATGCACAATCTATCGCACAGTTTTATGTGATTGGTAGAGAAAAATTGAATGAAAAGTGCGACTTCGTTGCAGAACACTTCAAACATGTTTTTGGAGAGTTTATGCTAAAAGAAGGAAGAGCTTACATAATGTCCTATCTAAATGCTATGGGTAAATGACCGAAGCTTATGTTCAGAGAGTATGGTTCTCTGTTATCTACAAATCTACTGGAAAGAAAAAATGTGATTGTGGATTGGAAACTACTGCAATGGAAATAGTTGCAAAAAATCCACATGAATTGACCTATGTAAGGAGTGACGCCCATCTTATGGGTCAAGTTATTGATGTCACTCCTCCCCCTGCACTCCCTACTAATGAAATTGTTATGGCTGACGGTTACAGTACAAGTGAAGATGATATCGTTGTAAATATGGATGGTGGAGTTGGTGGATCTTGGAAACAGATCAAACCAGAAGATGAAGAGTACGAACATATCAATGACGATCCCCATGATGGATGGTGGTTGAGACCTGAACATAGAGATGATGTCCTACCGCAACTCCAAGAGAGTAACTTAGAACCCTTCAATCCATGACCAAAAATTGGAAAGAAATTGCTATCGAATCCGAGTCTGATGAAAGAATTTTAAAAGTTCTCAAAGAAGGACCTAAAAGTCTTGCTCAGTCTTGGATGTTGCAAGCAATGAAATATAAGTACGATAGAAAAAAATGACACACCCACATCACGAACATAATACACTTTCTGCAATTCGTGGATTTCTTGAGAATATTGCTAACGAAGAGTTGACAGATGTTCCAGAAAAGATTAGAATGAGTGCAAGATATTTTTTGAAAACCTATCCATCTCAGGAAAGGTTGAACGAACTATATCAGGGTCAAACTTTTACTGATCTTGCTGCTCCTGCAGAACCAGAGAAGGCGATTCCCAACCCAAATAGGATTGTGAATGATAACCAAACTTGGGAAACACCAGGATTCAAGTGGAAGAGTGAAGTAGAGTTTAAACCCTCTCAGGGGAATTAGCTCAGCTGGTAGAGCGCCTGCTTTGCAAGCAGGATGTCAGCGGTTCGAGTCCGCTATTCTCCATACATTACTAAATGTTGACTTTCTGTTAGGGTTAGTTGACAAATCCTATAGATAGACTAGAATTGTCCTGTGCCGAACATTCATTATGGAAAGACACCGATCCGCTTTGGGTAGAGTCTTGTATTTTACAATGCCAGAGCAGGAAATCATCTACAGAGCAGTAGATGAGTACGTGCAACGGAACCCTGGAGTTGCATCCACTTCAGAGGACATTCTAAAAGACTTTTATCGACGACACTTTGACGGAGGAAAATGAGAGATCAAAATTCTATTGACGACAATGAATCGAAACAAGACAAGTGGAATCGAGGTCTTGACATTTTTATTGAGTCTGTGAATAAACCAGACTCTGCACTTAGGGGATGTGCTCACAATCAACGGTGCTACCATGAACTTATGGATATTCGGAATGATGTCCTGGAGTATCTAAAATCTAAGAGATGGAACTAAACATAATTTTACTGTTCTCGTTTTGTGTAGTCGCCTGGTTCATTGTCTCGGATGAGTCGGTTGCCGAATTCGTGGTATTAGTGGGAGAATACATAAAGACAAAGACACGGATTTCTTGGTGGTGGATAACCAATAATCCAAGAAATCCCATTGTAAAATTCTTAATTAACAGAAGGTCTCACCGAGAGGCTGAGAAATTGCTCAAGATTATTAATGAAGAACGCAATAGTAATCCCAGTTCGATTGAACAGTCAGAGACTTCCCAAGAAAGCTCTGATTGATATCGAAGGTAAAACCTTAATTCAAAGAGTAGTCGGGCAGTGTCTTAAAACAGATCTGCCTGTGTATCTTATTACAGACAGTCAAGAAATTGCTGATTCCGTGTGTCCCCGTAGGACCACGGTTCTTTTTTTAAGAGAAGAAGCATGCTCGGGAACAGAAAGAATTGCAAATGCAATTGATATGATTCCTGCGGATGGTGTTATTAATGTTCAAGGTGATCAACCGTTCGTCGATCCTCAAGAGATCTTGGTCATGAATGAACATATGATTGCAAACAATTCAACGTATCCCGTGATCACACCATCTAAGATCTACGAGAGGGATCATCCATATGCTAAGGACCCGAACAAAGTTAAAGTTGTTTCTTCTAAGTATGGTCGTGCTCTTTACTTTAGCCGCCATGCCATCGGCGATGAGAGAGTTAGAATCCACATGGGAATTTATGGATACCGAAGATCTGCATTAGAAAGGTATCAATACATGAAACCAACTCCTTTAGAACAAAGAGAGAGGTTGGAACAGTTGAGATTCCTTGAAAATGATATTTCTATCTACACTTATGAAACAGAAAGAGATCTGTTTTCTGTAGACACGCCACAAGACCTAGAACACGCTAGAGAGATAGCTTGGGAATACGACTAAGGGTATTTGGGAGTGTCGGTCTGAGAGTGCCCTAGAGGGATCTGGATGCACCTCAGCGAAGAATGCTTCTGCACCCCAGATTTTTGCACTCTGTGCAAGAGGTTGTGCATAGAACCAGTTACCACCAGTTGTAGATTCTCCACCTTCCTGGGTAGAGTGAGTTGAATCAAAACAAACTTTGAATCCAGCACTCTTCAGTTTATGAATAGTTCGGAAGTCAACCACCAGGTTGTCATAACCGAAAGATGTACCACGTTCGCAGATATAAAAGTCTTCGCAACCATATGCTTCCATGTTCTCACCTAGGAGAATTGCCTGACGAGGGGACATAAACTGACCCTTCTTGACATTGACTAATTTACCAGACTCTGCAACTGCTTGAAGCAGGTCGTTTTGACGACACAAAAATGCAGGGACTTGGTATGCGTCTACATAGTTTGATAGGATCGCAACGTCTTGTGGTTCATGGACATCGGTGATGACTTTGTAACCTGCATCACGCAGTTTTTCAAAGATCTTGATTGCGAATCTAAGTCCATGTCCACGAAAACTCTTATGACTGGATCGGTTTGCCTTGTCAAAGGATGCCTTGAAGTAATAATCTACATCTTCGGGTAGATTTTCAGTAATAGTTTTCGCCACTAGAAATGCATCTTCTTCAGACTCTAGTAGACATGGGCCTGCAAACAGCTTCATTCTATGTTAAACTACTTGTACTAATTATACCACGATGACACAGTATTTTCCAGAGTATGATCGACTAAAAGAATGTTGGGTAGGTCGTGCATACGATTCTTCGCTCGTAACTGATACATTTGTTAAAGATATCCTTGACGAAACAGAAGAGGATCTGTCAAACTTTAGTCAAATGTTGAGAGATCTGGGAGTAGAAGTTAAAAGACCGACTTATAAAAATCCCGATGTAACTCGGAAACCACAACTTCTACATGCACGGGACCATCTCCAGTATCTTAACGGCAAACTTTATATTGGTCCAAGGTATGAAGATAATATTGCTGATTGGTTGGAGTTGCTTGATAATCGAACTCCTTTTGTCACTCTGGATAATCTATGCGCGCCTTCTGTAGTTCGTGCTGACAGAGTTTACTTTGATGCGGTATCATGGACACGCAAACGTTTTGAATATTTTCAACATGGGAATCCTGATCTGCCTTGTGTTTTTGAACGACTCTCTTCTCGCGATTTTAACATCGAACGTCATACAGATGGTGTATTCTGTGTAGTTAAAGAAGGTGTAATCATCTCTACCCCACAGGGACGTAACCTAGAGTATCTGTTTCCAGAGTGGGATATCTTATATCTTGATCAAAATACTCAGGATCTTAATGATATGTCGAAGACCAAGGGTAAGTTTATTTGGTCTCCAGATCAGATCCCTGATGATTACAGAGATTGGGTAGGATATTCACCCGAAACTTTCTTTGATGTCAATGCACTTGCTGTTGATGAGAAACACTTTATGTGTACTCGATACAATAAACAGGTGTTTGATTTCCTGAAGAAACATAAGGTGGAACCTATCATTGTTCCTTTCCGACATAGATATTTGTGGGACGGCGGACTTCATTGTATGACGTTTGATTTTATTAGAGATGCATATCAACAGTAGTCTTTATAACGCCGAGATCATCTATGAACCTTGGCCCTATACAGTTATTGATGATTTTTTCACCAAAGATACTTGGGAAAAGTTAAGTCAAATATCGAAGTATATTTTATCGGATACTCCCAATGAATATTTGAGAAACTCTATTCAAAAAGCAAAAGAAACTAAAGTTGGTGGAAAGGTATTCAATATCTGGGAACTCATTCAATGTGGAGTTCCCGAAGACATTGTTGAGTGTTATTGGGATGCATGTCAAGAGATTTTAGAAAACAAGGAAAGAATTTACGGTCAGTTTCCTTCTCATAAACCTGATGTGAAGTCATTAATGAAACCATGTTTGAATTTAGACTTCGAGGGAAACTGGTATGAACCGCATCCAGATTCTGACACAAAGGTTATTAGTCTCATTTGTTACCTTGATCCAGAGGAAAGTGAAGGTACTGCATTGCATACTGACGGAACTCATGATAGTATGATACATAGACTGGATTGGAAACCAAACAGATGTACGGTTTTTTGTCCAAGTGATCACACTTGGCATTCTTTTCGATGTCAATCCAAACATAGATTAGTTCTTGCTATGTTTGTTGAACGTTATATTATCAATAGAAAGAAAATTAAAGATAGACACACATTTTCTAACGGTAAAGTCGCTGAGTTCTGGTATGATTATGGCTAAAATTCAAGTCGGAGATTACGTCAAGTACAATGGATGTACAAAAGAACAAATCCGTTGGGGTAATAATGATGATCCAAGTGATCAACTTGCGATTAATGGTATATATTATGTGAATAAAGTAGATATTAGGTCATCTCATACTAAAATTTCCCTGCGTGGCATTCAGGGTAGATTTAATAGTGTATGCTTTGATATCTTGAGTGGGGGATATGATTATAAATGAAAAAGATTCGTAGGGTAATTCAAAAAGACCAGAATCTTATGCACTTGACCTGGATGGTCAATAATATTTGTCAGAATAAGTGTGCCTATTGTATTCCTGGATTGAATAGTGGTAAAGGACACCATTATAAGTGGGAAAATGCAAAGAGATTCATAGATATTCTTTTTGAAAGATATCCTAAGATTCATTGTTCTGTTACTGGTGGAGAACCAAGTATCAGTCCTTTTTTTCCAGAACTAGTTCAACGATTTGTTGATGCTGGACACACCATAGGAACAACTACGAATGGATTCAAACCTGTAGAGTATTGGAAAGATATTTCCAAGAATCTTAGTTATGTTTGTTTTTCATATCATCCAGAACAACCAACAGAAGATTTTCTAGACAAAGTTCTTTACTGTTCACTTAATACAATGGTGACTGTAAGAATCATGATGCACCCTAGACACTGGGATCATTGTGTAGAAGTTTATAATGATATTAAAGATATCCCAACAATTTTTGTAGAACCTGTTCGATGTCTTGATTGGGGTAGCGTTGATAGAACGGTTCACTTATACGATGAAAACCAACTTGCATGGTTTAGAGATGCAGAGTCTTCTCTTGGTCATGAAAAATACTTAGAAACTGATGAAAAGTTTAATAGAACTCCAGACATTACTGCCGATTTCGAGATGGACGATGAAACTATCGAGAAAGGTACAAATACTCTGGATTACATTAACTCAGGACAAACAAACTTTAAGGGGTATGTTTGTGAGGTTGGTTTGAAGAGTTTGTTTATTGATCACTCTGGTGAAATCTTCTTGGGTAACTGTTGTATTGGTGGACCACAGGGTCACATGGATGAACCAGATGAAATTGCATGGCCTACTAAGAGAGTAATTTGTTCAAAACATATCTGTCACTGTTCTATTGATGTCAATATAAATAAGTGGACTAGGGGATATTTTAGAAAATGAGAGTTGACAAACCCTGGGGATGGTATAAAGATCTTGAGAGAACACCTAATCTTGTTATAAAAAAGATTTACATCAAACCTTTCTCTAAGTTTTCACTTCAAAAACACTCTGAAAGGGAAGAATTCTGGTACATTATCAATGGGTATGGTAAACTGACCCTTGATGATAAGTTTCATACAGTTGGACCTGGAGATTCTTATAAAATTAAAAAAGAACAAATTCATAGAATGGAAGCCTATGCAGATGGTGTAACTTTCGTGGAGGTACAGAGTGGAGAATGCAGAGAAAACGACATCTACAGAATCGAAGACGACTACGGAAGAGAAAACTCTTGAACCACCAATTCCCCAGTTAATTGGATTGGGCTTGTTTTTCTTTGGTACACTTGGTATAATCTATGCTGGGTACGTCCACGGAAACATGCATTTGCTGACGACACTGAAAAACGCTAAAGAATTTTATGGCTAAAAAACAATTCGTAAACAAATCAGGCGACACTTTTGAGTGGGAAGAAACTGAAGAAATGCGTAAAGCAGTTGCAAGACTGCATCAAAATATTCGAGATCTAGAAAAAGATCATGGTAAAAAAGGCGGAGACTACGGAGTAGGTAAATGAAAATCTTTCTTGACACTGCAGATTACGATGCAATCTCTATGAGGTATGACACTGGTCTTATCGATGGAGTTACAACTAATCCTAGTCTGATCAAAAAAAATGGTGAGGATCCTTTTGAGTCAATTAAAGTAATCTCGGAATCGTTTCCTAAGTTACAATCTATCTCTGCTGAAGTAGTTGCAGATGTGGCATGTGACATGGTTGAACAGGCCAAACCTTTTATGGAACTAGATAATGTAACGATTAAAGTTCCGTGTACTGTTGAAGGTCTGAGAGCTTGTCGTCAACTTCGTGACCTCGGTGCAACAGTTAATGTTACCCTTATCTTCTCTGCTGCTCAGGCTGTACTTGCAGCTAAAGCTGGTGCAACTTACGTCTCTCCTTTCGTTGGTCGTCTTACCGATAATGGTTTTGATGGTCTTGAATTGATTAAGACAATTTATGACATCTATGTTAAAGATGGTTGTCGAACTGAGATTCTTGCTGCATCTGTTCGTAGTCCAGAAGTTGTCGCACTTTGTTATCGTGAAGGTTCTGATATCGTGACAATGCCACCTGGAGTTTTTGACCGTATGTATGAAAGTGTTCTAACTAGAGAAGGTCTTGCTATTTTCCAGAAAGACTGGGATTCTATCAACAAATAACATGTACGAAGAACTAAATTGTTTTGAGGAAGCACTTAAACACTTTGGCACTCGGGTTGAAATTATCTGTGCTTTAGAACTTGGTGGCAGACTCCCCTCTGAGGCTGCCTATCAGATGATCAAAGATGAGATGAAGGAACTCAAAAAGTGCCGTAAACAGTTTAACAAAGCCGGCGAGTGCGATAAATAAATTACACAGGTAAAGTATTATGGCTGCGGAAATTACTTCCACTGGTATTCAATTCAGTGATTCTACGCAAGTAAACAGTAGGGGTTGGATGACCCCAGATGGAACTTCAATGTTTTTCTATCAGTCATCCGCCCCTACTCATTGGGTAAAGAGCACCTCTCATGATAATAAGATGCTTAGAGTTGTTAGTGGAAATGGTGGAGGATCTGGAGGTAGTGTTAGTTTTTCTGATTTTAGTAGTAGAAGTTTTACATTTCCATATTCATCCAATAGTTCAACAAATAATAAAACTCTAAGTTCAAACCAAATTCCTTCCCATACACATAGTAATATGGGAACTAAACTTACTTTCTTTCCACAAAATCCAAACGGAACTTATAATGGTGGAGACGTAAGAAGAGGTCCTGGTTGGACTAGGAACACTAATAGTACTGGTGGAGTTTCTGGACCTTCACAACATAGTCATCCGTTCAGTTCATCTGGTACTAGTCCAAGTATTTCCTGTAATATCAATGTTCAGTATATCGATATCATTCAGTGCAACTTCGATATCGACGCATAATAAATAACCATAGCAAACCCTCATCATCCCGTGAAATAAAATGGCAGCAGAAATAGATGGAACTGGTATTGTCTTTAGTGATTCCACTCGACTAGACTCTAAGTATGATATTTTTGCACAAGGAACTTCTTCCATATTCTTTCAGTCGTCTGCTCCAACGGGGTGGTCAAAAAGCACTTCCAACAATAATAAAGCGCTTAGAGTTGTAACTGGATCTGGTGGAGGTACTGGTGGATCAAATACTTTTACTAGTGCATTTCCATCTTCAAAACCAGTTTCTGGTAACTTCCCTATTTCTGGAACGGTTGGTAACCACACTCTAACGTCAAACCAACTTCCGAGTCATACCCATGCTAATGGCGGTGCAGTTACATTGAGTCCTGGTGGCGGAGACGTAAGATCTGGTGGTGGGTGGTCAAGAAGCACTCCAGGCACTGGCAACAATACTACTAATGCATCTTCACATAACCATGGATTTAGTAGTGGTAGTGCAAGTTTTAGTGCAAATATCAATCTTGCCGTGCAATATATTGATGTGATAGTTTGTAGTTTCTCCTGATACCTGAGTTTTTATTATGATGAGATTCAAAAAAGAAGAACCAGGTAATTGGTGTCCTCTGATCAAAAAAGATTGTGTTGAACACAAGTGTGCATGGTATATGCATATTCGTGGAATGGATCCTAATACAGGACAAGATATCGATCACTGGGGATGTGCAGTAGGTTGGATGCCCACTCTCCTCATTGAAAATTCTCAACAACAAAGACAGACTGGTGCTGCTGTGGAATCTTTCCGTAATGAGACTGTTAAAGAGTCTCAGAAGAATCGTACTATGTACGAGGATATGATGAAACAACAATCAATTATGCCAGTTCAAGTTAATCCACTTGAAAACCTTTTGGAGGCCTCTGATGAATCTGACAGTAATAATTGAAGATAAAGCCATCTACGTTGATGGTTTTGTTGTACAACCTGCTGATATGAGTTGGTTTAATCCCGATGATTATGAAAGAGAGGTTAATGCAATTCAGTGGGAAGAAGATTGTGGTGAGATTGAATACGTAGAAGGACCTCCCACTCCCATCGATAACATCGACTTTTTGAAAGATGTTATCACTGTCCATCAACTTGCAAGAGAAAAATTTGAGCAAGATCAGGAAGCTTATAGAAAAGAATGCGAACTCAGTTCTCTTGTCGAATACAATGAAGATGATCCCAAACTAGAGTTTGTGGATTATGATGAAACTCGCGATATTGACGAAGATAAACTAAATGATATTCTGGACGAAATTGATTTTGATCTAGAAGATGAACCTGATAGAGGATATGCTGAACTAGTCCATGCAGATGATGAAGATGGTCCAGAATCTGCAGAAGATATACTTGGAATTGGGTCATTAGATCAGGAACCAGTGCCCCAAACCGAGGATAATGATATAATGCATGAAGATCTCCGTGATGCTCTTGATACTCAAGAGGAAAGTTCATACGAGATGGAAGAGGAAGTAGAAAACCAAATCTACTATGATATTGAAGAATTACTCAAAGAGATATGATTCCTGAACTCCAAGTCAATGATTATACTGTAGTCAGAAACTTCATTGATCAGGAAAGGGCAATAAAACTGGGTTATGAGTTCATGAACTTCTGTGAAGAACATGATGCTGCGGGTGATAATCAGGCAGTAAACTCAAACTCAGTTCATAATTACTTACCTTTTCTTGAGTTACTTTGTGAAAAAACACCTGAGGTGAGTAAGATTGTTGGAGAAACAGTCTTGCCCACCTATGTTTATTCTAGGGTGTATAAGAATGGTTCTGACCTAAAACGACATACTGATAAGGATGAGTGTGAGATTTCTCTTACACTCAATTTGTGTGCAGATAGACCTTGGAAAATATGGATTGAAACTCCTAGAGGAGAAAGGAGATCTGTGATGCTTGCTCCTGGAGATGCCATGTTCTATCATGGATGTAATGCACCACACTGGAGAGATAACTATACAGGAACATACTACACTCAAGCATTTCTACATTATGTGTATAGTAGAGGTGAACGTGTTAACTCTTACTTCGACAAGAATCGACCAGGTGTAAACAACTTTGAACAGAAATCACCAAAACTTTTAGTAGAACCAGGAAGAGGAGAATCAATGATCAGTGATTATATCATGGTAATCAAGGGACTTGTGCCTGAAGATCTGTGCGATGATATTCTAAAAGAATTTCCAGAAGACTCTGTTTATTGGGATCCTTCTACCGTGGGTGCTGGTGATGTCCGTGAAGATATCAGAAGTTGTAATACGATTGGATTATCTAGACTTCCACATCAAAATTTGGTGTATGAAAATCTAGACTCTAGAATGTTTGAGTGTGCAGCAGAAGCTATCAGACAATATAGAGAACGTTGGCCAGGTGTAGAAACAGAAATCGATACTGGTTACGATCTACTTAGATATAGAACTGGAGAGTTCTACACTCAACATACAGACTCATTCAAAGAACAACAAAGATCTGTAACTTGTTCTTTTCATCTCAATGATGACTATGAAGGTGGTGAGTTTGCCTTTTTCAATAGAGAAAAGGTATATAAATTTGAGAAAGGTGATGCGATTCTTTTCCCATCAAACTTCATGTTCCCGCATGAAATCTTGCCTGTAACTTCTGGAACACGCTACTCTATTATTACTTGGTATGTCTGATAAACTTAAAGGTCTCCCAATGGTATATTGGTTGAGTTGTGATATTGATAGGATTGCTCGTATGGAATCCCAGTTTGAAAAGTGGGGTATCCAAAATCAAAAATTTTGGTTCGGTAATCTAAAACCAGATCATTATGAAGTATGGAAAGATAAAGTATTCAAACCAGAATTAATTCACCCAAAAGATTATCTATCCACATGTATTACGATCTCTACACTTGAGATGATTCGTTATTGGTTGGAGAATACCAATGACAAATATCTGATTCTAATGGAAGATGATTATGATTTAGATCTGATCGAGTATTGGCATTTCGATTGGAAAACTCTGATGAAGAATCTTCCTTATGATTGGGATTGTATTCAGTTGGGATTTGAATCGCAGGAATATGTTTCTTTCTTCCTTCATCCAAAGACAAGACATAGTGCCTTTGGACCTGTAATGATCAATAGGTGGTTTGCGGAAAAACTACTTCGTATTCATACAGTTCAGGGAAAATACTTTTTCCTCCGAAGATTTGCGGGATATCCTGGAATTCGTTCACTTGATGTTGATCACTTTTTTGGATTTGTTGGTAGAACATACCAGTTACCACTTATCACTCAAGATCCTTACCTAGATAAAGTGCCAAAGAAACATCACTTTGTCTGCAGAGATCTTTACTATGATTGGTGGGAAAACGAGAGAGATAAGTTTACTCTTAAAGAATTCTTCACTTATGGTAAACCCAACGACGGTGACATGACCAAAATTGTTGATCTATGAAGTTATCCAATCTACCTCCCATCTATTATCTCAACCTTCAGGAGAGGGAGGAGAGACGAGAATACATGGAGAAACAATTTAAGAAATATGAGATCCGCAAGTGGAGGCGCTGCAACGGATCCATTTTTGGGGAGGAAAATTTTCCTGAGTGGAAAAAGTTAGTTCTGGATTCTCAATTTAAGACTCAAAAGAGATTTTATAGTGTATTATTGAATCGATCTGAGATGATCGCCAACTTTCTTTTTGACCTAGATTCTGATGTTGTTCTTCTATTAGAGGACGACTTGTCTTTTCATACGGAGAGATATTTAAACTTTGAGTGGGAAGAGTTTATCGAACGTCTACCCCATAATTGGGACTGTGTTCAACTTCATATCATCGGTGAGAAGTTCATGCCCTTGACACTTTCTCCTTGGTCTGTGAACAATCATAGTGCTGCAGCAATCCTAATCAATAAAAGATATGCAGATAAGTATGTGAATATGTTCATGGAAAATGGTAAGTGGAGATTTTTGAATAACTACGGGTATAGTAATGATCTTCCCGAGTATCATTATCACTCTGCAGACTTCATCCCATATCAAGTGGGTACGACTTATTCTTTCCCTATGTTTGTGACCAACTCTAAGTTTGAGAGTGATGGCTCTGGAATCAATGCTTTGGCTAAACGATCTGACGCAACTGTGTTAGAATGGTGGAAGAATAATGAAAAGAGTTTGGAAGAAATGATGTATCTTGATCGTCCTATGTTTGCCCAACTATGAAACTGAAAGGTCTTCCGACTTTATATTATCTGAATCTAGACGAACGACCAGATCGTAGGGAATACACAGAACTACAATACGATGAGTTGGGGATCACTAACTTCAAGAGATTTTCTGGTTCTGAGTATAAATTTGATAATTTTTTAGATTGGAAAGAACGGGTAATATTGAATGATATGTCTGATTGTGTCAGATGGAGACAACATATCATTGAAATTGCAATAGCAATCTCTACTCTCGATATGATTAAACATTGGTTGACTACGACCAATGAGAAACATCTTCTACTAATGGAAGATGACTACGATTATCGATTCGTCAAATATTGGCATTTTGATTGGGAATATTTGATGAATCATATTCCTTTTGATTGGGACTGTATCCAACTTGGGTTTGAAAACGAACATGAGATTCCATGTTTTCTTCATCCAATCAGATCACATCATGATTATGGTCCTATTCTAATTAATAGACCATATGCAGAGAAGTTGATGAGACTTTTTACTGTTGGTGATCAATACGATCTTTCCCAGAGGATTCAAAACTATAAGTGGGGAAAGATGTTAGATATGCCCAATAGGACTATTGATTATTTCATGTGTCACTCAGGTAATACATACTGTATGCCTTTGATTAGTGTTAATCCTCATATCGGGAGTTATGAACAAAACTTTGTAAGAACTGATCGACCAGATCTTGATCTTGCCAGAAAGGCATATAATAAGTGGTGGACCGTCATGCGTGATGAGTATACTCTAGAAGAGTTTTTCATGTACGGTAAACCAAATGATTATGTGATCACTCCAGAAGAACCTGACATCGACGATTATTATGTTTGAACATGTGAGACAGTTTGAAGAACAAGTTGCAGACTTCTATGGTGCTCCATATGCAGTCGCAACAGATTCTTGTACTCATGCAATCGAACTCTGTCTTAGGTTGCACTATCCATTGGTAGTTCCGCAGATACCTAAACATACATACCTTTCTGTTCCAATGACTTTCATGAAGTTGGATATTCCTTTTCTTTTGACGGATCGTAAGTGGTGTGGTTGGTATCCCATCGCTAATACTAATATTATCGATGCTGCGGTTTATTGGGAAGAAGGTGGTTATATACCAGACAAGAATATGTGTTTAAGTTTTCAGTTTAAGAAACATCTGAGTTTGGGTCGAGGTGGGATGATTCTTACCGATAATGAAAGAGACTATCATCAACTACAGAGAATGGTGTATGATGGTAGAGATATGACTAAACCTTGGGCAGAACAAGATATTACTACGGTTGGATATCATTACTACATGACACCAGAGACTGCTATCGAGGGTATTCGTAAGTTCCCCATGGCAAAAGACATGCAACCTAAATCCTGGTCTTGGGAGGATTATCCAAATCTATCAAAACTCACTGTATTTCAATGAAACACATAGAACCAGATTGGAATATCGATCAGTTCAAACAACTGAACTATACCTTAGCGAGTCACAACGATCCGTTAGTTGTCAATGAATACTTGTGGGCTGGACATAATAAGTCCAAGATGACTATCTACAAGTATCATGAACCGAATCCCATGCCAGAAAGTATGGAATATATTCGAGATCAGTTCTCATTTTGGTCTGATGTTTGTGTTGCAGTAAATCACTTCAAACCTGGTCAATACCTACCTATGCACAAAGACTTGTATGGGAGATATGCTAGAATGACTGGTGCATATCCAGCATTTATCATGAGATGTATGGTTATGCTTGAAGATAGTTTTCCTGGTCAAATTTTGCAGATCAGTGATGAGTGTTATGGTAAATGGTCTGCGGGCGATTGTTTCTATTGGGATTATGATACCCCACATGCGTTTTATAATATGAGTATGATTGATAGATACGCAGTTCAAGTTACAGGTGTTTGCAATGCATACCCCATGTGATATTCCTAATTTAGATATTCATATTACTCATAGGTGTAATTTTTCTTGTGATAGTTGTTCTCACTTTTCTAATCACAAGTTTACCGATGAGGTAAAATTTGATGATTTCAAAGACTGGGTAGATCTTTGGAAAAATAGACTCAATCCTGCCAAGATTGGTATATTAGGTGGAGAAACATTCTTAAATCCCAGAGTTGCTGAGTATTGTGAATATACAAGAAAGTGTTTTCCAAATTCTAGGATAGAACTAGTAACAAATGCATTTATCTTGAAGGATATATCTGAAACTTTGATTAAAAATGATATAGTTCTTGCAGTATCTGTTCACCACAACAGCCCAGAATATAAGAAAACTCTCGCAAAGAACAAAAAAATTATTGAGAGTTGGGGTGTTAAGGTAGAATATTGGAATAGTTTCTTGAAATGGCAAAAAGTTTATAAAGGATATGGAGAAAATATTGAACCCTATGAAGACAATGATCCAGAAAGTAGTTGGAATAACTGCCCTACTGGACAGAACTGTTTCCAACTTCATGAAGGTAAGATGTGGAAGTGTGCGCCACTCGCGTTCTTGCCAATGATGAATAAAAAATATAAGCTGTCTGAAAAGTGGGATAGATACTTAGAGTACGTTCCTCTGTCATCAGATTGTACGACTGAAGAACTACAAAAGTTTATTAATCGTGGTGCAGAATCTTATTGTTCTATGTGTCCATCTAAACCACATTATTTTATGAAAGATATGCCTTATGGGAAGTAAAAATGAGTGGGGTCAACTCCGAAAAGTAATTGTAGGTCACGCTGAGGGTGCGAGAGTTCCTGAAATGGACAGGAGTTTGCGTCTAATCAACTATGCGGATCGTGATGATGTTTCGGATGTTCCGTGTGGATTGTATCCACAACAGGTTATTGATGAAGCAAATCAAGATCTAGAATTACTGGTAGATCTATTTGTTCAACTCGGAATTGCAGTCGGTAGACCTCACTATGAACCCACACCATACTATAATTACTGCCCTAGGGATCTTGTATTTGTCCATGGTGATAAGACTTACGCAACTCCCTCCCCACTGAAGGCAAGACGATTCAATTTTGGATCTATTTCCCATCATTTTAATCAGTTAATTCCTATCACACCTTCATACTCTATGAGTTTGTATGATGATCACTGTGTGGGGAACAAAGACATTCTTGCATTGACTGAACATCATCCTGCATTTGATGCCGCAAATATCATTAGAGCGAACGATGACATCCTCTATTTGGTGTCTAACAGTGGAAACAAGGCGGGTGCTCAGAAGTTACAATCACTCCTCCCTGACGCGAAGGTACACCTATTAGAGGGTGTTTACAGTTATATGCACATTGATACTACAGTTGCATTTTTGAGGGAGGGATTGCTTCTTGCAAATCCAGAAAGAATCACAGATAGAGACCTTCTACCTGGACCATTCAGGGACTGGGACATCATATGGTGTCCAAAGCCTGTTGACATTGGTTATTACCCTGGTTATAATCATGCTTCAGAGTGGATAAATATGAATTTATTCAGTATTAACCCAAATCTGGTTGTACTGGAAGAACATCAAGAACCAACCCGAAAAGTTCTGGAGAAACATGGAATTGAATGTGCTATGTTGCCCATGAGACAGTCCAGAACCTTAAGTGGTTGTTTCCACTGTGTTACCTTAGATCTAGAAAGAGATGACTGAACCAACTAAAATTCATCCATCGGGACTTAACATCATAGAGAACTCCAATGGATCCTATTCTTTCGAGTGGGATTCTAAAGACGAACGTTGGAGTTGGATGAATGATTTGACGGACGAAGAGATTAAGGTTATTATTGAGGCTGCAATCGAGTACGAAGCTACTCGTCCAGTTGACGTTGAAACTATTGAAGAGGTCTACGATGAATCAGAAGACGTATGAAGAACAACGCAAACAACGTCTAGACGAAGCGGTGTTTGATTACATTCAAGACGAAAAAGTAACTCCTAAGCAATTTTATGAGGAATTGCAAGAGGTGCTTTTAAATAACAGTAAGTATTTTCAAGAACAGGCGATGCGAGTTGATCGTATGCGCCAACTAGTAACAGAAGGTTTTGACTCTCCTGACATGTCTCGATACAGTCAGTACACTGAAGCTGAAATTGATGCCATGTGTCATGAAGCTGATCGTAAAAGTAAAGAAGAGATCAATCTGGAAATCCAAGCCAACTCCCCTTTCAATGATGGTTGGACTCAGGAGTTTTATAAGGAACAACTGAAAGACCTTAAACACTCTAAGTATTATTACGATACTGATCGAAATCGTTGAAACCCTAACAATACTAGATAAAATACTACTAGATACTTACGCACTATGACTTTTAAGAGAGAAAAAAAAGAACTCTGCTCCGAAGAAATTGAATCAATGGAGAAAGCCATAGAAGAGTCGGGGATCGTAGCTATTCATCCCGATAAAATGGAAGAATGGGCCGAACACCTTGTCAGAAAATTGAAGTCATAGTACAATTATCCCACGTATGTATTTTCTATGAAATTTATCGTCTATAGTAAAGATGGATGCCCCCACTGTTATAAAGTAAAAACCGTTCTTGAACTTTGCGGTATGGACTGCACCGTCTACGAATTAGGGGAAGACTACACAAAACAAGAATTCATTGATAAATTTGGTGAAGGATCTACTTTCCCCAGAGTTATCTGTGATGATGAACTTCTCGGTGGTGCCCGAGAAACCATTTCATACCTCAGAGAAAAGTCACTAGTATGAATACCAAGGATCAGGAATTGCACATAAATAGAGGTGTGGAGCTACTATTAAGGAGAAAGAAAACCCCTGAAAAATCGAAAACATTCCATGTAAAATTCGGTAAAATGCTTTCTCTCCTTAAACGAGAGATTCATATTTACTTTGAATTTTCGACAGATATTAAAAAAATTAAGTAGAGTCTCTCGGAGGATAGAGCTATGACAGGTCCCGTAATTGCACTTTTCAGCATGATGACCTTTATGTTCCTATTGATTGGTGGCATAATTGGTTGGCTTTGGAAAGAACACGTAATTTACTCCTCCGCAGGTTTAGGATCAGTTCATCCTGAAATGTTTGATGAAAATGGGAATGTAATTCCTGATGAAATTTTAGCAGTACGATTTGAAAACGATTATGACTACGACGAAGAGGACGACGACAACTAAACGTAAGTCTACCACCACTACCCGTAAACCTGCAGCTAAGAAATCATCGACTCCGAAGGTAGTTCTCACTCCTTCATCAAGAGTCGATGAAATTCTTTCCGCAGTTGTTGCAGAGAGAACTAAAGCAAAGAAGATCGAAATTCTTCAACAATATAACGAAAACTTTATCAAATCAGTCTTCATCTGGAACTTTGATGAAACTGTAAAATCCGATCTTCCACCTGGAGAAGTGCCTCTTACTGCACAGGAAGATCGTGAACTCACCGCTTCTAGTATTCGTAAAGAGTGGGATAAACTTTATAACTTTGTGAAAGGCGGAAACGATTCTATGAATCGCCTTCGTAAAGAAACGATGTTTATCAATATCTGCGAACAACTTAATCCAAAAGAAGCTGAGATTCTTATCCTTGTTAAGGATAAACAACTCCAAACAAAGTACAAGATCACCCGAGAACTAGTCGAGGAAGCATATCCCGACATTCAATGGGGTGGTCGTTCTTGAGGTAACCATGGGTAGCGTGAAAGTATTAATTGAAAACTGCGATGCAACCGCAGCTGAAGATAGGGGGTTGCCGAGTAACTCATACTTGGTAACATACCTAGATGAAGAACAAAACAAAAAACAAGATATTACTCAGGGTGGACAAGTAGACATCTTTGATTATTATTACGACAAGTATAAGAATCTCCAAGCCTTGGATTGGACAAATGGTACAGTGAATCCTAAACTGTACGGATACAAACCAGCCGAAGAAAAAAAGAAAAAAAGATGAGTGAAGGATTTAAGGGTTTTACTGATAAGGAGGATCAAGAGTTAAAACTCAATATCCGTACTAGTGAAATCGACAAAATTATCAAACAGTATAAAAAACTGAAGAAGTATCAAAAGTCTTCCATACACGAAATCGCCAAACTCAGTAATAAACAAACTCAAATTGAAAAACTGGTGAACGAATACGGTATTGATCCAGAGGCGTTACAAGACTAAAAACTGTATCGTCTTATACCAAATGGGTTGACTATATAGAATATAGGAGTTATAATACTCCAGTACGTTCATCCCACTTTCGGGTGGGACGCAAGTAAGTCGCGGAACGGAGCGTTCATCCCATGTTAGAACTACTTTTTTATTCTAGTATGACCTGCACTGATGCTGATGCATTAATGCTCAAAATCAAGGCACAACAACATCTTGAACCTAGAATTCAGATCGAACTGGTCGAGACCATAAAGGAATCTGTACCACAGTGTGATTTCTACTGGGACGCAAACGACTAAAGGAACGGGCCTTAAAATCCAATTACTTTAGGAAACGACAATGAACACACTAAATCTCATCAAAAAGCAAATCGAGAAAGCAGCTGCTCTCCATAATGCACAGATTACTCATACCTCATATCGTGGTGTTGAGTATGATACACGTTGTGTAGAGTCCAAGGAGTCTCACGGCACCTTCTGTTATCGTGGTCACACTTATAAGAAGTGAGGCAATTATGCAAGCAATTCAAGTAGCATCATTAGGCTCTATTTTAAGCATTGCATTTCTTGGTTTACTTTATGGGGAACTCACACTTTTATATAAGAGGTGAGATATGTTGAAGATCAGTTTACATTATGATCTTCCAACATATGACCCCCAAAAACACGATCCAGATGAAACATTCGCGTTTTTGACGTATCGTGGAGTACATTATGCTAAGAGGGTTAATTTAAAATCCCTTAGCATTCCAAGTTGGAAAGTATTCAAGAGAGGGTAAAGAACCCTCTCTTTTTTTGTATTTTTGTATCAAAGACAACAAACTTAGTAAATTTGTGTGTAAACCGTAACATTTTTGCTATATAATGATAGAATTAAGGATGGAGAGATGAACTGAAATTTATTCTTTTCGCTATGGTATAAAAACTAAATTGGAGGTGGAAAATGCACAATTTATTATCCCGTGCTCAACTTGATGAGTGGAGACATTTAGAACGCACCATCGATGATTTAGAATATGAAGAACAAAGAATCAGTGACTACTACGAGTGTTTGATCGAGTGCGATGTACTAAACCAAACGGAGTGTAAACGAGTATGCAGAAAAATCCTTGATCCATGAGTTTTGTCCAAGAGATCGTCCTCAGGAGGTTGGTGACAACCTCCTTTTTTTGTGTTAAAATAAATAGGAACAAGGTTTTTTATGCAAAAAGAAAAACTAAAATTAATCGTCCGAAATCTTAAGTCACTGGTTGACCTCTTGGAGTCTGAAGTCTATTCCGATCCAGACGCTTATGTGGTAAAATCAAAGACAAACACCTATACAACTAGTGACAACGATGACGACGGATACCCAGACTAAAGATTCTATGACAAACCAAATCAAACTTATCGCCCTAACTCAAGGTGCAGGTGAACTTCTTGAGAAAACGGCGCAGGAAGTTATTTCGTATGTCGCTCGTGTGAGCAATCCAAACAATCAATTAAACTTTGATACTTCTGCAGGTCTCCTCAAGTATTGTATCAAACACGAACACTGGTCGATCTTTGAACAGGCCTATATGACTCTGGAGATCAATACGACCAGAGCTATCGCGGCTCAAATTTTGCGCCATCGCTCATTTACATATCAAGAGTTTTCCCAGCGTTATGCTGCGTCTACTTCTCTTGACCCAATCAAGATGCCCGAGTTCCGTCGTCAAGATACTAAGAATCGTCAGAACAGTATTGATGATATGGACGAATTTGAGATTCAAAGACTGCAACTGCAGACACAAACTCTATTCGACTCCGCAACTGCACTGTATCAACAGATGTTAGATCGTGGCGTTGCAAAGGAGTGTGCTCGAAATATTTTGCCCTTGGCCACGCCAACAAGAATTTACATGACGGGATCATGCCGTTCATGGATTCATTATATCAATCTGAGATCTGCTAACGGTACGCAGAAAGAACACATGCAGATTGCAGAGGGATGTCGTGAGATTTTTGTCGAACAATTCCCAGAGATTGCAGCTGCTTTAGAGTGGTAATATATAAGATAGTCTAGGAGATTCCATGGCTTATTACCACGTTGCCGAGTACAATGCAGCATGTCAATTAATTGAATTCAAAGAAGGTAAATGGGTAGTTGAGTTCACCAAACCAAGTGGAGAAGTCGTAGTAGAAATGATCGATGACGATAAAATTAGTTCTTTGAATTGTTACGGACAGGAGAGTAGTTATTAACAATGTCAGTTTCTGTTATTTGTGCGTGTAGGGATAGAATCAAACCTTTGACGATATCCCTTTCTTCTTGGTTATTGTTTGATCAGATTAAAGAGATAATCATCGTTGACTGGTCTTCTAAAGAGGAGATCGGTCACTTGACAAAACTAGATGACAGGATCAAGGTGATTCGGGTCAATGATGAAGAGTTCTTCAATCAACCCCAACCTCTGAATCTTGCTGCTTCTATGGCTACAGGAGAGTTTATCCTGAAGTTTGATGCTGACCATATTCTGAACCCTTACTACAATTTCTTTCATGTCAACGGTATCTTTGACGAGGAATCGTTTGTAAGTGGTGTGAACGACAAGGTGGGGGATGAGTGTCTCCATCCTATCTGGGGACTCTTGTACGTCCGCCGAGAGCACTTTGAGAAGGTCGGTGGCTACAATGAGAAGATGGGTAAGTACTATGCGGTAGAAGATGATGAAATCTCCATCAGGCTCCAGGCCGCGGGTTATACGTGCTGCCCTATTGATATGCGTGTTTTGAGTGCAATCCACATCCCACATAATGATGAGGTTAGGATCTCTAACTTTGAAGGATATGCAAAGGACCGTGAGTTCTTAGATGTTTTCGAGAAACAAACTGGACAGTGGTACAAAGATCGCATTGATGAAGTGATCGCCCCTGGTATTATGGGTATCCTCAACAGCAAAGAACTGAAGAAGACCAAGTTCAAGTATCTGACTGAACAACACAAAGAGAAGAACATGGAAATCTTCGGTCTCAAAGAATATATCGACAAGTCTCGATATGACTATGGTGGTATTGACTTTGACCAACCAAACTTCAGGTTGTATGACTGGAAGACTAAAGAAGTAGAACCTAATTACTTTATTGCTACGAAGAAAAAGAAATGAGTGTATCGGTGATATCTGCCTGTATGAACAGGGTGGATCCGTTATCCATTTCTATTCAATCGTGGGCAATGAATGACCAGATTGATGAAATTGTTTTTGTTGACTGGTCATCAGAAAAATCCTCGGAACATCTCACTAAGATCAGTCCAAAGATCAAACGTGTATATGTTCCTGATCAAAAATACTTTAATCAACCTCAACCACTAAATCTTGCATTTAAGATTTCAAGTGGCGATCAAATCTTGAAACTGGATTCGGATACAATCCTCAATCCATACTTCAATTTCTTTGATGAATTTAGTGTTGATGAGTTTAGTTTCGCCTCTGGTTTGTATTCCCCAGGACACAAGTGTTTGCGTCCAATCTGGGGAACTATTTTTGTCAATAGAGAAAACTATGCAAAAGTCGGTGGATATAATGAAGCAATGGGAGAGTTTGTTGCTTGGGAAGATGATGAGATTGTAAATCGTTTCTTGCTCTCAGGACTAGAACATCGTAGAATCCAAGCGTCGAAGAATACTATCTTCGCCATGCCCCATGACAATAAGAAGAGAATCGAGAACTTCAAAGCTTATAATGAAAACAAAGAAATTGAAAAGAAGGTAAGAACTCTTATGGAAAAGAAGGGGTATGATATTGAAGATAATATCGACTATGCAATTCTTTCTCACCACACAATTCTGAATAACAAGAAATATAAACGATATAAAGGTGACAGTTATTATGCGGAACCAGTTGTAGACTGGGACGTAACACAAGTTGATGAACAGAACTATGTTTGTCAAAAAATCATCCACTAAATAATTTTGTAGTCTGACATTTATCATGCCCACATATCCTGTAAAGAATTTGAAAACTGGTGAAGAACAAGAATTGAATATGTCCATCGCGGACTACGATCAATGGAGAAAAGACAACCCCGACTGGGATAAAGACTGGTCGAAAGGTTGTGCTGCCGCCCAAGAAGTTGGGGATTGGCAGAATAAACTGATCTCCAGAAACCCAGGGTGGAACGATGTCTTGAAAAAGGCAGGTAAAGCCCCTGGATCTCGTGTAAAACCCTTCTAACCAACAACGTATGCCCAGATCAAAGAAGTCCAACGGCGGAAACATTGGTGTTGGCATGAGTGCCAAACAAATGAGACGTAAGAAACCCATCAATACCGATTTGATGGTTGATATTAATCCTCTAACAGACAATCAGAAAAAATTCTTTGATGAGTATAAGAGTGGTAAGAACATGTTCGCTTACGGTGCTGCAGGTACTGGTAAGACTTTTATTGCCCTGTATCACGCACTGAGAGATGTTCTTGATTCTGAGACTCCATATGACAAAGTTTACATTGTAAGATCTCTGGTATCCACGCGAGAGATTGGTTTCCTTCCTGGAGACCACGAAGACAAAGCCGCACTTTACCAAATTCCATATAAGAATATGGTGAAGTATATGTTTGAACTTGCTTCAGACTCAGACTTTGAGATGCTCTATGGTAACCTCAAAGCACAAGAAACTATTTCATTCTGGTCCACAAGTTTCATCCGTGGTACTACTCTAGACAGAGCAGTAGTTGTTGTTGATGAAATGCAAAACTTGAACTTCCATGAATTAGATAGTATAATTACAAGGATTGGTGAAGATAGTAAGATTGTATTCTGTGGTGATGCTACCCAGACCGACCTTACTCGATCCAATGAAAAAAATGGTATCCTTGATTTCATGAAAATTATTCGTGCAATGGAATACGATTTTTCAACTGTAGAATTCGGAACCGAGGACATTGTACGTTCTGGTCTTGTTAAAAACTACATTGTCACTAAACTAGCAATGGGTATGTAATGTTTGAACATCTTGATTATTTGAAAGATGAAGTTGATTTAGAAGCACAGAATATCGAAGGGACTCGTTTTTATCGGGTCCCTTCTGGTAAGTTGTATCCTTCAATCACCTCTATTACCAGTTTCTATGGACGCCAGAAGTTTATCGACTGGCGTAAGAAAGTTGGTAATGAAGAGGCAGACAGAATTACTCGGATTTCTACTGCTCGTGGAACTAAGTTTCATGATCTGGTAGAACAGTATATGTTGAACAATAACGTAGACGATTTCAAACCTCTACCAACTACAAAGTTTCTTTTTCTCAAGGCTAAACCTTTTCTAGACCGTATAAATAATATACACGCTTTAGAAAAATCACTGTACAGTGATTACCTTGGACTTGCGGGTCGCGTTGATTGCATCGCGGAGTACGAAGGAGAACTCGCAGTCATTGACTTTAAGACATCTAAGAAGATCAAACCAGAAGAATGGATTGAGAACTACTTTGTTCAAGAAGTAGCCTACGCTTGCATGTATTATGAAATGACTGGAATTGCAGTTGAAAAATTGATTACCATTATGGTAGCTGATAATGGAGAATGTCACGTCTATGAAAAACGCAACAAAAGTCACTATATTAAACTTCTTACCAAGTACATCAGAGAGTTCGTCGAACACCACACCGAATCTTATGCCAAACACTGAAAAGGTAGACTCACTAATAAAAGAAAAGTTTCTTTGTCAGTCAAAGTTTGCACAAGACATCGAGTATCTCGTCGCGACCTCTAAGATTAACTATATCGAAGCAATCGTAACTTATTGCGAAGAAAACGGTATTGAGTTTGAATCTGTGTCTAAATTAATTTCTAAACCTCTAAAGGAAAAACTTAAGTGTGAAGCGACTCAACTTAACTTCCTCAAAAAAACCAGTCGTGCTAAATTGATGTTTTAATGATGACACCGCTAGATGTTTACAAGACATACCTAGCATTCAAAAATCATTTCACCAAGAAAAACTACGACTACTTTCAATATTGTGGGAAGTCTCGCGCATCGAAGGAGGCTTTCCACAAGAGAAAGGATCGGTATTTCTTTGAACGTATGTCACGAAAGAAGAGTGACGACGAAATCAAACAGTATTTTCTCGCCAACTTTGTTGAATGTAGTGATCCCAGTAAACTGTGGATCGGTGAAATTATTGAATCGGGTGAGTCTAATTACCAGAATTGGTTAAAGAGATCTCAGAGTCTCACATATCTGTTTAAGACTGAAGTAGAAGTCTTTATCAACAAAAAGAATTTTGAACAACTATTCAAAGTAGAAGGAACAAATCATCCAGACATCCTAAAGAAGCATTTGCAAGGTGCAATCTCTATAGAGACAATGGTAATCCTCAATTTGATATTAGGATTTGTGCCTAACTTTGACAAAAAACTAATCGATCCTGTTTGGGAAACCACCAGTCTACGACTCAAAAAATATCAGGCTTTCCTAAATAATGACAGCAGCAAATACAAAAAAATCTTAAAAGAAATAGTACTATGAGTGGATTCTTCGATTCAGAAATCGTAAAAGAACAAATCAAAGAAATGGAAGATCTCCAACAGGAGATCATTGAAAGAACAATGTCTGCTCCATTTATGGATGGACCTGAAAAGAAGGAACATGTTGACCTGATGAGACAGTTCCTAGATAAACAAAAGAACCTGTGTTTCAGAATTCAACTCTCCCAAGATCCACAAGCATTGGAAATGAAAGAAAGGATCAAAGAAGCTGCTGTCATGTTGGGAATGAATCCCGAAAGTGGTATCAATGAATTCTTTGAGAAAATGGACGAGACACTAGATTACTTAGAAGAAATTACAGACGAGTAAAATGAGTTACCAATACACAATCGATTCTAGATATTGTTATCACAACGGTGAGATTGTGGATATGTTTTTTATAAACGGTATACCATTTACATTCGATGATCTTCCTAAAATCATGCAGGATGATCCATACATTCAAATAGAAGCAAAGGACCATCAAACATATACAATAGAAGATATGTATCGGTGGTCTTCCTACCTGATCATGGAGGAGTGCCATCCACTCCTGTTTGAGTTAGACTTGAAGAATCCTGAGGAACTTCCCAGGAATTAAAAACCAGGGCTTGACATCCCTTCTTGCGACCTGTAAGATAAAGTCGTCCCAAAAGCCAAATACACACAATACGGAGCTACAACATGTCTTTTGCTGATCTCAAGAAACAGTCCCGCGCTGGTTCGCTGACTGATAAACTGATCAAGAAAGTCGAAAAACTTAATAGTGGAGAGTCCAACGGTGACGACCGTCTCTGGAAACCTGAAGTCGATAAGGCAGGTAACGGTTACGCCGTGATCCGATTCCTTCCCGCACCTGAAGGGTGCGAACTTCCCTGGGCCCAAGTTTGGAGTCATGCCTTCCAAGGTCCTGGTGGTTGGTACATCGAGAACTCTCTGACTACTCTGGGACAGAAAGACCCTGTGTCTGAACACAATCGTACCCTGTGGAACAGTGGTCGCGATTCTGATAAAGAGATTGCACGTAAACAGAAACGTAAACTGTCTCACTACGCAAACATCTATGTGGTGAAGGATCCCACCAACCCTCACAACGAAGGTAAGGTGTTCCTCTATAAGTTCGGTAAGAAGATCTTTGATAAGATCACCGAAGCAATGCAACCTCAGTTTGCTGATGAGGAAGCAATCAATCCCTTTGACTTCTGGAGTGGTGCAAACTTCAAACTGAAGATCCGCAAGGTCGAAGGTTACTGGAATTATGATAAGTCTGAGTTTGATAGTCCTAGTGTTCTTCTGGATGATGATGACAAACTGGAGTCCATCTACAAGAACCTGAATGATCTGAATGAGTTCACCGATCTCAAGAACTTCAAGTCCTATGAAGATCTGAAGAAGCGTCTTGACTATGTTCTTGGTCACAAAGGTACTCCTAAGTTCCAAGATCAGGAGACCGTTGAAGAAGATGCACAGTGGGAACGTGAACGTAAGGGTGACTTCTCTGAGTCCAAGTCCTACAATGCACCCGCTGCAAGTGGTGGTTTCAATGACTCGGATATCACGCCACAAGCGTCTACAGAGACAACTGAAGAAGAAGACGATGCACTGAGTTACTTCCAGAAACTCGCAGAGTCCTGATACTAGAAAGGAGGGTTAATACCCTCCTTTTTTTATATTCCAGATAGTTTAGGATTATATGTTTGAGTAAGATTGGAATTAACTGAAGTTTTTAAAGTAGTATCATAAAGCATAGACCGTTTTAGGTCATCTTTAATCACAGCAATATACTCTGGTTTTGGTAATCTGATAATTCTCTTAGCCTCATTACGAGAAACTTCATACTCATAATTGGTAATTGGTTTTGCAATCTTATTGCCTTTCAGTTCTTGGATAACTCCCTGACTATCCATATATTCAAATGCCTTGGTTAGTTGAAGTTCCCACTGCGTTCCACTCCATCTATACACTTTATTATTTGCAGAATATATATCACCAACTTCTGTTACAATCGTTTCTTCTGGTTCAATATCAAATGTAACTACAGGAGGATCATAATAATTTTCACCAGGATCTGTAATTGTTACGGATACTAACTCACGACCAATTACTGAAGTAATCCCAGCCGCAGATCTGAATGTTGGAGGTAATCCGAGTGTTACTTGAGGAGTAACTGTATATCCAAATCCTGCCTGAGTAATATCAAAAGAGGTTACATGGAATCCATTATCACCCTGTGTGAGTATTGCAGTAGCTGCTGCAGAAACCGCAGTGAAAGGTGTTCCAATAGCTACTGAAGGATTTTCAGTATAACCAAATCCAGTTTGAGTAATACTAAATCCATTAACTCTACCCAAAGAATCTACAGTACAGATTGCTTTTCCTTTTGATCTATTCTCAAACTGAGCAACCTTATCATCACCCTCACCAACAACCCATAGTGTTTCTTTGTTGTCTTCTCTCACAAATGCATCCGTAGGTTGATCTGCTCTGTTAGCAACGAAGAAAGTTTCAGAGTTTGTAATGTTACTTAGATCGTATGCAACATCTAAATCAAATCCATGAATGGATCCAGAGTCTTGACCTACAACATAAAGTTTTTTACCATCATCTCCGAAAGTAAATCCAACCAGATCAAAGTCCTGTACAAGACTGCCTATATTTGTGGTAGAACCCAATGTTGGACTGGAAAGATTATATGCAGCTGTTAGATTATATGTTTTGATACTATCTGGATTATTACCATCCAGAATAAACATTTTTAGTCCATCTCCACTAAATCTAACTCCACCAGGGGCATCTAATGTGAATGATGTTGAATAAATTGCAGTTGATAGATCCCAGGGAACAACTAACTGATAATATGCAACCTTCTGAGTTCCACTAAGACCACCAGTTACAAACAAAGCAGCTCCATTATTTGTAACGTCAACACCAGTACAATAAGAGAATTGACTACTAGCATCTAAGGTTGGTCCTGCTGCAATAGTCTCAATATCCCATGGGGTGGAGAGATAAAACTCCTTGATTTGGTTTGGACCAGTCATACTGGCCGTGTAAATCTTGTAACCATCGGGTTTGATTGCCATACCCTCAACGTCACTTCCAACCCCGATTGGAGATTTCTTTCTATATCTTGCACCAACAACATAGTTTGGTGGTAAACTAATCGTTACTGCAGGTGCAGTCAAACCGTATCCAATACCTGGATCAACTACGGAAACTAAATTAAGTCTACCCGTGGCATTTAGAGTCGCGATTCCAGTTGCATTTCTAGATGGATATGGTTGAGAAATTGTTACCACGGGAGGAACTCTATATCCTGCACCAGTATTAAATCCAACTGTTGTACTAAAGCCACTAAGATGGAAATTTTCTATTTCTGCGGTTGCAGTTGCTGCTATAGTCTCTGGTGGTGCTGAAAAACCAATCTTAGGATTTCTGGGATAACCTCTACCCCCACTAGAAATTGATGCAGCATTTACAACAAAATCTTCGACAGATGTCAAGATAGTTGCACCTATACCAGGTAAAGTGATTACTGGAAAGGTTACTCCTGGTGGATTTGTAGTAATTCCTTCATACTGAGGTGCATCATAATAAGACTTATCTACTTCTAAACCACCAGGAACTAATAATCTACCAAAAGCATCGGCAGTTTGTACAGTTTCGTAGTGATGAATCTCTGTAAGTTTATCTTCATCACCATATTTTTCTATCAAATAATTGTGAAGTTCTGAATTATTCAGAGGCCAATCACTATAATAATCTTGAATATTGTTTACGAGTCTTACAACCCAGTCCAATCCAGAATCACCATACACTTTTTGAGCAATTTGTTCTGGTCTTTCATTTTCTTCTACTTGATAAAAATCAAAAGTGGTGAAGATTGATTCTAAATCATTTCTGAGTTTACTTCTTCTGAATAAATTTTTCGCTACGGTAACTTCATCATTGGTTTTAGATCCCTTGAATCTGTTAACATATTCTATATTTGGTAGATTTTTGAAATATGCCATGAGTTTTAGTAACCGATGTCGTCTAGGTCTTTGTAGTCATTAAAGTCACCACTATATATCGGAGTTAGTTCACCAAACTCCATGACAATTGTCACAGAAACTGGTTGACCATCATCATATGCTGACCACATTCTATCTGGAGAATAGTCTGTTGTAAATTTTCTCAATGCACAAGTTTTAAATTTAGGCATTCCTTTATTTTCTTCTTTTCTAGTTGTTCTGAACGATACTCCAAAAACATTTGGTGTCTTTAAAAAGAAATTTTGCCCATCGTTGATTTGATTTCTAGGAGACATTCCTTGTTTAAAGAATCGAATAATTCTTCTAATTTCTGCAGCCTCAGCTTGACTTCTTGCAGTCATTCTGTATGCAAGTCCAAAGTTTCTAAGTAGTGGTGATCTGAATAATAGTTCCATGTTAGGGTTTGGAACAATACCAGCACCCCTAGCGAGAATAGTTTCTGCTGAAACGTTTATTCCTGCTGCTTTTAATATATTACTTGATACCACAGTACTTAAAAGTTGTTTACCAGATTCGCTGCTTGTTACTCCTTGAGCAGCGTCAAAAATAGCTTTTGCTGCAATACCTGTTCTTGCACCGCCACCTATTCCCCCTAATCCAAAGGTAGTACCCTGACCACCGCCAGTGGCGATATTGACGCCGGCCTGACCCAGCGCCGTGAGGGCGCCCGCGGCCAGATAACCTGTTGTATTACTAAGAACTGATTGTGTTACTCCAGCAGCAAGAGTGTTCATGGTATCTTCACCATATTTAACTCCTCTCTCTTCTTGGAAACTTTGAGGCATTGGTAATATTACCATACCTTTAGGGTCCTTATATCTACCTTCAGCAGCTCCTTGAAGAAGTCCGTCTTTAAAAATGTTTTGAGCGCTTTTACCTTCAATAAATTCTAGTTCATTTGGAGCTTGATAATTAAATTGTGTAATTACACATGTATCCATTTTATGTTCTAAATTGCCTTTTAGGGCAATGGGATACACTAATACAGTCTTCTCATCAAATGAAGACCCTGGAGCGTATTTGTCATTTTGACCTAATTTGTCTAATGCATTTGGAGTATTAACGATTGTTTCTATAGTGCTTCCTAAGTTGAAGCCGGGTAAGAGATTATCAAGTAAATCAGCAAAATTTCCTATAGAACTACCAGTTGTCTGTGCTGGAGTTTGTGGATTACTACTATTACTGCTTGGGCTGGTTAGTGGATTTTTATTATTTGAATTAAATGCCTTAGCCCATGGGGGAGCTATATATCCAGCTGGATATACCATTCCCTGTAACAATGCTAGACTCAAAAGTTTCTGTTCTACAGATTTTAATTGATCATCTTCTAAACCATAAGAACTAAGCACACTTTGACTAACAAAGTTATTTTTTTGAAAAATATCTGGCGAATTAATAGTTTTCGCATTACCATCTTTATCCGTATATTCGATAATAGTCGCTTTCCACTCGAAACTTTTATCGTCTAAGGTAATATTATACTTAATTGTTTCACCCTTACTATTCGTAATTTCTTCTGGAGTGGGCGTTAGATTTTGTATTGCCACGTATATCGATTAATAAGGTCCTTGTTTATTATTTAGACTACTTTGGAGAACGTATGTATTTTGCATAAGATATAGAAGTCAATACGGGCAATTCAGTTGAAGTGACTTCATATAAATTACTCTGCATTTCTGCCCAGGTGTAGTTTCTAGGATCTTTGAAGTGTATATTGTATCCTCGGAATCCCCATCGAAATACTTCTAGACATTCGATCAATGGGTGTTGATCGTACTTAAGATCTCTTGTCTTTGCCTTATATAAAAACGTATAATATTTTCCCTGATCGGGCACAGGTGTTACTGTATATTGCAACGCATCCATGATCAACATCATGCGATCTTCTACGTCTTGTTCTGCATTGATTTTATCTTTAATCGGACTAATCCTATCATCACTCAGAATAGGATCATCACCTTTTCCAATTAGATCTGCAAGGTCTTGTTCTGTTTTTCTTTGTTTTAGAGTCTTTCTTGGCATTACTTGATACCTAGATCTTTTTCTGTCATGATCTTGAATTCATAGTTTCTATCATCACAGAATTCCTGAGCTGCTTTCCACTTTGCTTGATTAACTGCCCAGGTCTTGACTTTATATGCCCACTGTTTCGTCCTTCTTTTAGGATTTTGTTCGGGCATTTCTACTTCTCTTTGTGGTTTTATTTCAATCACCATTGATCTTTTTTTACCAAACTTATCAGTATATCGAACAAGGAAGTCTGGATAGTATCGGTGGACTTTATTATCAATAGGAGAGATGTATGGAATACAGAACTCTTCGGACTGCCACTGGTTTACATTTTCATTGAGATCACAATATCTCATAAACTTTCGTTCCCAGAGTGAACGATAAACTATATTTGCTGGGTCACCTTTATATTTTCTGGGATTCTCTGGTCGATATTTTCCCTTATAACTCATATACATAGTATAGATCCTTAAAAAATATTTATAGTGGCGGAAAATCTGTACAGATATAGAGTTGACCCCCTTAACATTAAGATGACGGACGGCAAATCGTCTGCAGCTCAGGGTAACATCGGCGGTGTTATGGATTACCTGGGCGAGATTGCCATGTCCAGTCAATTCAAACTAAATTTATTTTTGAGTGGTACTGGAACGAGTGAAAATGATGATTTGAACTCTTGGTTAAGACAGTGTGGAATATTTGGAGATAATGCTAACGATCAACAACTGAAGTATGATCTACTGTGTCATCAAGCTCAGTTGCCAGGAACTCAGTTTGATCTAGCAACAGAAAAAGGTGGATTTCAGGGAGTTACTGAGACATTCGCAAGAGCCAGACAGTTCACCCAATTTGCAGTTTCATTTTATGTTGATAGTCAGTATAATGTTATTAGATTATTTGAAGAGTGGATGAATTTTATCAATCCACTTCACGTAACTGGTGGACCAGGTGTGAAGCCTGATTCGGGAAAAATTATTGAGGGTAGTCCTGCAGGAAGTTTGTTTAGACAAGAAGCTCAAGAAGGGACAGCCTTTTTTAGGATGAGATATCCAGAAGCTTATAAGAAAAATATCACTATTACTAAGTTTGAAAGAAATGCTGGATTTCATTTGGGTAAGAATAGTATATACCCATATGAACAACAAAGTAGACAACTGACTTATCAATTTATTAATGCATTCCCCATTCAAATTGCTGCAGTTAATTTAAACTATGGTGGAAGTGAAATTGCAAAAGTCGATGTTGTCTTTAATTATGATCGATATACTACTATGAAACATGATCCTGGTAGACAAGTTTCAGTACCACAGAATTTGACTATAGAAAGTTTAACACAACTACAGGGACTACCAGGATTCGCTATTGGAGATTTCTTAGACCAAGATGGTAACCCTCTGGGCGGATCCCAAAATATTGGATAAATAAAATTACTGAGTTGAAATTCTATGCCATTACCTAAGATTGCTGCGCCAACTTATGAGTTGACCCTACCCTCTACAGGAAAAAAAGTTAAGTATAGACCTTTTCTGGTCAAAGAAGAAAAAGTCTTGATTCTCGCTCTAGAAAGTCAAGACGTGAAACAAATTACCATGGCAATCAAACAAGTATTGTCTGAGTGTATTCAAACTAGAGGTATCAAAGTAGAAGAACTTCCTTCATTTGATATTGAATATCTATTCTTGAATGTTCGTGGTAAATCAGTCGGAGAAGCAATCGAATTGATTGTTACCTGTCAAGATGATGGTGAGACCGAAGTACCTGTCAAAATTTATGTTGACCAAGTAGATATTCAGTTTGAAGAAGATCATTCACCAGAAATTAAGTTGGATGATTCTGTTGTATTGAAAATGAAATATCCATCATTGGACCAATTCATTAAAAACAATTTTGACTTTAATGAACAAGAATCGGTCAGTACTATTGAAAAATCATTTGAAATTATTGCGGAGTGCATCGATACTATCTTCACTGAAGAAGATGCTTGGTCCGCTAAAGACTGCACCAAGAAAGAACTATTAGAGTTTATTGAAGGAATGAATTCTTCACAGTTTAAGATGGTTGAAAAGTTTTTTGAAACCATGCCAAAATTGAGTCACACATTTACAGTGAAGAATCCTAAGACCAAGAAAGAAAATACTGTAACGCTGGAGGGGTTGACGAGTTTTTTCGGTTGATAATGTCTCATATCAATCTTGAGGCATACTTTAAGATTAACTTCGCTTTGATGCAGTTCCATAAATACAGCTTGACTGAGATCGAAAATATGATGCCTTGGGAAAGAGACATTTATCTTGCCCTATTGAGAGCTCACATTGAAGAAGAAAACCTAAAGGCACAACAAGCTAATGGCGGTTAGTAACTTACCAAATCTAAGTGTAGCAGCTCCTAGTTCTACTGGGAAAATATCTCCACAGAGTATATCTGGAGGTCAGACCTTAGGTTCTGGTGTAGTTGAAAGTGCCGCTAACAATATTACAGGATTTAAGAGAGCAGGAACATCTGCCGTATCACCAAAAGTTCCCAATATTGCAGCTCTTCTTCAAAGTATTTCTTCTAGTATTATCAGTAACGTAGAGAATATAACGAGTGGTGTTAAGAATGTAATTCAGGGCGGAATTACTAACGTAACAAATGTATTTGGTAGAAAAGAATCTGAGGAAGATCCGAATAAAATAATGTCGGAGTTCTTAGGACTCTACCAAAAGGCATTAGATTATATTAAATTCTTTGCAGATCCTAAACAGATACAAGGATTTGATAAAGCGATTAAATTATACCAAGATAGTTTAAAATCTACAGGAGATACTGTAGTTACTATCAGGAAGTTCATCAAAAAGATGATCAAAGACTTCCTAAAATTAAAGAATGAACTTGCCAATATGGGAGGTGGTGGTGGTTTTAGATTACCACGATTGCCCTTACCAGGAAGACAACCACGTCAACCCAGAGGACCCGCACGCCGACCTAGAACTAGGATGCCTAGAGGTAGAGGTGGTAAATTAGGCCTGGGATTATTGGGTCTAGGATTACTTGGTAGTGGCGCAATGGCTGCTAATAAGTTTATTGGTGGAAATGAGGAAAAACAACAAACGTCAGAAGGAATAAGTGGAGAACTCATTACAAAATTTGATGGTGTATTAGAAAAATTTGATCAAGCTATTGCTACTTTGGAGAATTTAACCGCATCAGCTGCAGGTGGTGGTGATGGTAAACCCAAAAAAGTTAAAGATGGTGGTCCTAGAGGTGATGATCTTCTTCCTATGACTTCCGACTTTGATGCATCAAAAATAAAAGATGCATTTAACACAGGATTGGTAACAGGTCCTAAAGGTCGGATAGGTCGTGGTACTGAATATCATATTGACTCTCAGTTTAGTAGTGATCTTCCTATGGAGGATATAGTTAAAATGGTGGATCAAATGGCACTAGCATATGATGCAATGGGTCGTGAAATGGAATTCTCTAACGCCGCGGTGGCAGATAAGATTTATAATCCTAACGCTAGTTTAGAAGAAAAAAGTGCGCTTTTAATGGACGTATTTAAAGCACATAATCTTCCCAGAGGACGAAAACTTGATGGAAAACATGGATTCTATCAAATGGATTATTTTGTTCCTTTCAAAGGCAAAGGAAGAGGACATGAGAGTGCGGAAAGTGCTCCATTACTTTTGCCATTTCTACAAGACGGTAGTGTACGATATGAGAAGTCTGGTAGTTATGGTGCATCTGCTGATTTGATTGATTCCGAAGGAAAAGTTCGAGCGAGGGTTGGACATGGTGATGTTCGAGGTGCTAAATCTGGAACTATTGACCTTTCTACAGTAAGACCATTCAGTCAACAAGTTCAACCAGTTGAAGAAGTAAAACCAGATCCCAAAGCACAAGAAGTAAGTCGTGCTGATCCACAATCAACAAGTTTTATCCAACAAGTACCTGGATCAAATAGTGTTGCGGTCATACCCGCTTCTGATAGTTCTCAACCACAAACGCAGACACAACCACCACCTGCACTTGTAGCATCATCAGTAGAAAATATTAATTTTAATTTGACAGTTGAAAATCCTGATAATTTCTTTCCACTTTCGGCTAAACAAATGCTTAATATCGTAGGATAATGTCAGTAAATAATCTAACTCCAAAGGTAAGAACTAAAGCTAAAAAGGTATTGAATCTTGCGGTCAAATCCAAGAGATCGATGAAACTTAATGAGTTGAACTTTGTTCGCACTTCAAGGTTTATTGAAAAAGAATCTAAGAGAATAAGCCAACCCAAAATTGATAAAAAAAAATTAAAGAAACTTTTAAACACCGACTTTGCTTCTATAGCGAGTGCAAGCCTCCCTGGTAAAGGTGGTGGAGGTCTTTTAGGATTATTAGGGGATGTTCTTGGTGGTTTTGGAGGTGGTGGGGGTAGAAGAGGTGGCCGTCGTGGTGGACCACCATCCAGAAGAGCACAACAAAGATATAGAAGAAGATTTGGAAATAGAGCTGGAAATAGAAGATTTGGTAGAATGCCTCAATTTGGTAGAGGTGGAGGTGTTCGTGTTCCCAGAGCGGGTGGATTGCTTGGTGTTGCAATGGCAGGACTTGAGTATGGAGGAAGAGTATCTGAAGGACAAACACAGACACAGGCAATAACAGGAACTGCTGCATCCACTGCTGGTGGTATTGCTGGTGCATATGCAGGCGCAAAAGGTGGTGCTCTATTAGGTGCTGGAATTGGTGCCTTGTTTGGTGGTGTGGGTGCTGTTCCTGGTGCTGCTATTGGTGGATTTCTTGGTGGAATTGCTGGTGGATTCGGTGGATCCATGATAGGTGGTGATATTTCGGATAGACTTACTGGTGTTGTTGGTAAGGATAAGGATAGCGAAGAAGCGGAAAAAGAACTAGAGAAGAAATCTAAGATCAATCCACTTGGAATGACTTTAGATAAGTTTGATCAAGTAGTTGACAGATTTGCTAAAGCTATAGTAAATCTAGATCTTGGTGGAAGAATTGAAGAGAGTGAAGATGAACCACCTAAAAGAGAAGACTTCCCAAATACAAGATCTGGAGCAAAGGCATATAATGAAGCGAGGCAGAGATATAGAGAAAGACAGGAAGAACGAAAAGCAAAAATACAAGAAGCACTAGACTTTGAACAGAATCAGTTTAAAAAGGGACAACAAGAGCGTGCAAGAGTAAAAACCAGAGAACAGGCAGACAAAGCGGGATTTGGAATACTTGAGGGAATCCTAGGTGAAGGGATATATGATTCCTTGATGAAGCAAGTATTTTTTGATATTCAACCTGAATCAAAAGAACCAGATGCTACTACAAAATTTCTTACCAATTTAGGTATTTCCCCAGAAGCACAGGGTATATCGGCAATGTTAATCGAAACCGTACTGAGTGCGGCTTTGATGGCTAGGGGCAGAGGAGTTATGAAACCTCCTGCAGTTAAAACACGCCCTTTAACAAAACCAACAGCACTACAAGGTCCAGAACTTCCTCCAGTACAAAGACAACCCGTCTCAAAACCTAGAGTAGTACGAAGTGCGGATACACTTCCAAGGCCAGAGGTTAAACCAACAGAACCTATGGTGCGACAACCAGCTCAGTCAGTGCAAGATGTATTGAATAAAAATAGAAGAGGTCGTTTAAAGAGAACCGTCAATCAAGTTGAAAAAAGTCAAAGGAGATCTGAAGCAGAACTAGATGCTGCAAGAGATATGGCAGAGGGAGGTTTTAGAAGAAGTCAATCCACAGTAAAACCTCAACAAAATCTGATTGAAGGTCAAACTACACTTCCTGATGGTTCTACTGTCTATTACCGTAGACCCATGGGTCGATCAGCCGCATCTAGACGAAATCAATTAAAATCATCAAAAACATCGTCAGAGACGCAGACAGATAGTGCAACTAAAATTATGGAGAGAGAACAACTTCAGGTTGACGCTGATAAACTTAGTGATAAGGTAAGATTAAACCAGACTATTCAGGATGCTATAGATCAGGCTGCTCGGGATGCCGAACGAGTAATAAAAATAAAAAAGAAAAAGAAATTCTCTCCCAGTAGTACCAATCCCTTGGAAGGTAAGGAACTTTCTAGTATAAATCAATATACAACTTACAATGCACCAAATAATACCACTATTATTATGCAGCAGGGTGGAAATCAAATGCCGCCGCAGAGTCCACCACCACAGATGATGGCATCTGCTCCACCTCCAACGATGCCACCAGGTCCGTCAGCGATTGATGTTGTATCACATTTGAATACGGTTATCTTCTTAAACAACTTACAAACTACTTAAGATGTCAGTAGCACTAACAGGATTAGATGTAATAGGCGCAGAAATTATCTCTGCGAATGGAAAACGTGTAGATTTTACTAATGGTATCAGGGATATTAATTACTTTGAAGACATTTTATCTCCATGTTGCACGATGTCCATCACTGTCGATCTTGGAAGTAGAATAGTTAATTCTTTACCAATTCGTGGTGGAGAAAAAGTAGTTATAAAATTAAGAACAGCTACTGGTGATTTTGATAGAGATGGGAATAAGGCTTTTTACGTTAAAAAAGTACAAAATTATGCTTCTGATGGACAGAAAGAAACATTTACGTTGCAACTTGTAAGTAGAGAAGGTCTCACCAATGAGACGGCTAGATGTGAAAGAAAATATCAAAAACTTACTATTGATCAACACGTAAAAGCTATCCTAGATGATGTCCTCAAAACAAGTAACTATGAATCTAAAAATATAGAAAAAACAGCAAACACATATAGTTTTATTGGAAATCAGAAGAAACCTTTTTATATTTTGAATTGGTTGTTACCTAAAGGTATTCCAGTTTCTGGACAATCTGGAACAAATGGATCGCGAGCTGTAGGTGTTTCGGGATTTTTCTTTTATGAAAATTCTGAGGGTTTTAATTTTAAGAGTATTGAAAAACTTGTTGGAGGTGTAGATAAAACAAATCAACCAGTTGCTGAATACACATATTCTAATGTAATTGAACACAATAAACTATCAGTTGAATTTAAAATTCTAGATTATAAAGTGTCTAGAAACATTGATCTCATAAGTTCATTGAGAACAGGAATGTATTCAAATATTACATTTTTCTTCGATCTTTACGAAAACCGAACAGATTTCTATCAATATGACCTAAAAGACGAAATCCTTGATAAACTAGGGGAGCAGGATGACATAGATGTTCCTGGAGGATTTGAAAGTGCTCCATCAAGAATTCTAGTCAGAACAGCAGACAGAGGTATCCTAGATCCCAATGATATTGCTGCCGACTCTGGTAGAGATACTGCTGATATGGCAAAATCTTTCGCTAGATATAACTTGCTCTTCACTCAGTCACTAAATATGGTAGTACCATGTAACATAGGATTGAAGGTGGGTGATGTAATTTCCGCTACTTTTCCAAAAGTTAGTTCTTCTGAAAAAGCGGAAAAAGACAATCAACAAAGTGGCAACTACTTAATAAAAAGTCTAAGACATCACTTTGAAGCAAACTCGAATGTAACTTACTTAAGTTTAATTCGTGACTCATACGGTCTCACAGATAATTAACAAAAAAACCCATGGAAAACATCGAAGCGCATATCGAAAAGGATAAGCAAATCCTTCAAGATCCAACAACCTCGCCTCAACAACGTCGTCACATCGAAGGTGAACTTCACGAACTAGAAGTTTACGCAGAGAATCACAAAAAAGAAATTGCTGCAGGAGATCATCACGATCCATCTCCACTAGAACTATTCTGCGAAATGGAACCAGAAGCAGATGAATGTAGAATTTACGAAGACTAATTAAATGATTGACGAGTCCATACTAAAATCTAATTTTATAGGCAAAGACGGATTCATCTGGTGGATTGGTCAAGTCGCTCCTGCAGAAACATGGAGAACTGAAAAGTCCCGAGTCGATACTGAAGTTGGTGAAGGCTGGGCTTATAGATGTAAAGTTAGAATCATTGGGTATCATAGTTTTGATGATCAAAAATTACCCAATGAAGACTTACCATGGGCACATATCCTAACTAGTGCTGATTCAGGAGCTCCTGGCCAGGGTAGTTTTGGTAAGACACATGGACTCGTCGGTGGAGAATCTGTTTTAGGATTCTTCTTGGATGGAGAAGAGGGTCAACAACCAGTTGTTGTCTCTTGTTTCTATAGAACGAAAGCGGTACAGAACTTAAAACAAAAATCACCCTTCAAACCTTTCACGGGTATGGAGGGTACTCTTTCACAAACTTCTACGAGAAAGAAACGCCCTAGTGCTACGACAAAAGAAATTCCTACAAAGACTGTAGAAACAGGTCCTGCATTTAACTTTGAAGGAGGCACTGCAATTGATCTACAGGGTAATGTAGATTCTCCTTTTAATGTTTCACTGGCATTTGATAGTTCTAAAATTGGTGGTGCATCATATCTTGTAGCAGATGATTTGCAGGATGAATTATTTGGCGAAAACAAGGCAGATCTTGGACTTAACAAAGCATTTTATGATGCAGGTCCAGTTACTAAACCTAATGGATGTTTAACTGACATTCTTGCACAAATACAAGCAGGACTCAATAGTTTTCTAGGATTTATTAATGGTCTAGAGAAGACTGCACTGGGTTATATTGATCCAGTAAGAAACTTAATTGTAGATGTTAGTTCGTCTGTAGCATCAGTTGCTAGATTAACAATGGGTCTCGTTAGATTCGTTGTTAATGGTATTAGAGAAAATATTGTTAAATTAGTTGGATGTTTATTTGAAGTATTTGCAATCACCATACCTCTACCTCAGTGGTTGCAAATATCTGAAGCGGCAAAACAGATTCTAGACCTAATCTTCTGTTTGTTTGAAAAACTCTTTGGTCCAATGGAAGAATTTCTCCAAGGACTCATCAATGAGATGATTGGAGATTCTTTCAACGCTGCTGCTTGTGCAGTCGAAGAGTTTCTTGCTGCAACTATCGGTAAACTTGAAGAGATGATGCAAGATGTTCTTGGGGACATTATGAGTGGTCTTGATTGGTTAGCTGGAGGAATCGGTGAAATTAGTGGATACATCCGTCAGGGTGTTGGTATGATTCAACAGTTGCTAAGTTTCCTGAATTGTGATGGTCTGTTATGCAACAAACCTGGAACATGGGATCCATTCGGTAAAATAGAATTCCCATCTACAGATGATTGGGCACAGTCTCTTGCAAATATCGATATTCTTGGGGGATATGGTAGTGAGATAAATGAAGTCGCTGGATTATTGTCCTTATATGGTGGAGATACACCATTTACTGACTGTAGAGATAAAAATATTAATCCAAAAAATCAAGGAGATGCGCCCAGAGTACCACCTGGTCACAAGTTTTATAAGTGTATTCCACCAGAAATTATCATTTATGGTGAAGGTTCAGGTGCTTCAGCAGTACCAGTCATTGATCCAAACACAGGAAAAGTTCTTACAGTCGTTGTAACTAGCCCTGGATCTGGATATACCAAAAAACCTAAAGTTAAGATTGTAGATAATACAAATTACGGAAAAGGTGCAACTGCAAAAGCAAGAATTACAAATGGAACTGTAAGTGACATTTATGTCACAAATCCTGGTTCTGGATATTGCCCAACAGATCTATCAATAACACTACCTCAACCACCCAAAGATCCAGATCTACCTCCAACATGTAAAAATAGTACAGATTGTCCACCAGGATTTGTCTGTGTTGATGGATATTGTGTTCCTGGATGTGAAGATACTAAAGATTGCCCTCCTGGATATACTTGTGTTGATGGTTCATGTATTCAAACATGTTCTACTGATAAGGATTGTCCAAAAGGATATGTTTGTATTGATGGTCAATGCGTAAGAGATCCAATATTTACTATTCAGCCTATCCCTGGGGATTCGGATCCAGGCATCAGTACTATTCCAGTTGGTATTGTTACTGACATTGTTATTGAAAATCCTGGTATTGGATACACTGGTGGTGATTATATTCAAATAGGAGACGATTGTTACTACGAACCAATTTTAACTGCAAATGGTTCAATCATTGGTATTAAAGATATATCACCATGTAATATTCAATTTACAACCACCCCCGAAGTTCAAATCATTACAGATACAGGAAGTGGTGCTAGTGCATTCCCTGTTACAGAATATCAACCTCAATATATCTTTGATAACCAAGATACTGTTGGTATCGGAAGTATCAAAACTATTATCGATTGTGTTGGTATAAGAGATCTAGTCTTTGTTGGTTGGGTCAATGGATTCCCATACTATGGACCATATCATGAACATGAAGGCAAGAGAATGGTAGGTCCAGTACATCCCAATAGACCACATGCAACAATCTATGACACCAGAGAACAGAGTCTGTTTGCTATGAATATAACACCAAAGCAATCTACAAGTGGTGATGCTACAACTCTGACGCCATTGTCAGGATATACAACTATACCAACTGCACAGAGTTCTGTGCCCACTACAAGTCCCGCTCCATCACCAACACCCGCACCCGCTCCTGCACCCGCTCCTGCACCTACTCCCACACCAGACCCAACTCCACCGCCATCCAGTCCTCCTCCATCTAGTCCGCCGCCATCTAGTCCTCCTCCATCTAGTCCTCCTCCATCACCCCCACCTTCAGGAGGCGGAGGCGGTGGATATGGCTACTAAATAATAAAAAGTTGACTGACGTTTAGTGGCCCAACAACCCAAAGAATTTTACTGTAAATATCAAGGATTTGAATTCAAATCTGGCGTAGACGATGGTGCTGGTCGTATTATCGATTGGCAAGTAGTTACTGATAATATTCAAGGTATCAAATTTTGTACTGATGGTACTCACTTTCAACTATGTTATGGAACTAGTTACGATCTCTCTGGTAAAGATGTAGGAAAAGACGAACCCGCAAAGATTATTCGTGCAATAAATGGAGATATTCATATTGATGCAATGGCTGGAGATATTATTCTGAAAGGAATGAATATCAGACTTCAAGCTCAAGATCCATCAGGAGAAATAACTCTAACTGCTGGTAAACAGATTGCTACAAAAGCTGCAATTACATCTGTTTCTGGAACCAAGGTAAATATAAATGGAACTCAAGACGTTGGTATTAGTGGATCTACAGTTAATGGTCACGCAAAACTTCAGAATACCCAGTCTCAAGCAACTGACGAAAAGCAAGCATCTTTCTTAGGTCAGATCATGCAAGCAATTAAAAAATTCAAACAACTCTTGGAGTGTGCGTCTTAAATTATGGCTACCCCTATTCAACACGTTGGTGATAAGTTTATCGTAGGTGCTATTGACACCTCTTTTTTAGATGCATCATCTAGACTCTTACCAGGAACTAGTGTTCTGAATGGACCAGTTTATATTGGTATGCCATTTTCTGTTGGTGTTGCTCGTGCAAACTGTATGATTGGACCACCATTGTTATCATTAGGTAGTCCTGCATCTTTAGAAGTCCTTGGTATTGCCAATATCTTTGGTCTCTTGAATGTATATGCAATTAGTACTTTTACTGGATTATGTACAAAATTTGGAACTACAATTAAGAACGCACTGAGTCTTAAGAATGGTATTGATATTGGTAATGCTTTAAGGATCGGTAATACAATTAAGGTACAGAATGGTACAGATAATGTTAACGGTATCCTGAACGTTGCTGGTGTTATTAACTGTGCATGGTTAGATGGTAAAATTGCTGCTGCAATGGCATCTCCACCAAAAGGGTTTGATATGCATCATCCAACCAAGAAAGGTTGGAGACTAACACATATTTGTATAGAAGGACCAGAGGCTGCGGTATATTATCGTGGTAAACTTAATGGTGGTAACTATATCGAACTACCTGAATATTGGAAAGGTTTGGTTGATTCTGAAAGTGTTACAGTTCAACTAACTCCAATCGGAGTATATCAAGAACTATATTATGAGATTACTGACTGGGGGACTAGAATCAAGGTTCTAAATAATCAAGGTGGAGCAGTAAACTGTAGTTATGTGGTCTTTGGTGAAAGAAAAGATGTTGATAAGATCGTGGTTGAGTATGAGGGAAAGATTGAAGACTATCCTGGACGGGATCAACGTTCTATCGTTGGTTATCATTACGATTATAGACAAGGAGTGAA